GAAAATGGTTGTGGTAAGGTATTGTTTTCATCCCAATCTCTTGGTGGCAAAACAGAAGGAATTGTTAAACTTGCACACTTACGAGCAAGGTCGATTCGGTATTGTCTTCTACTATCAAGTAATCTAAATCTTTCTGATAATTTTTGTTTTGCCATAGTTTATACCTTAGCTTGGTCTTTGTTCTTGTTGACCACTATATAGAGATGAGAACATAGCAGAAAGTTTTTGTTTTGTTTCTTCATCTAATTCACTAAAATCCGTATCTTGCGCTTTTAGTTCTTCAGAAACTTCTTCTTCGGCTTTTCTTTGCTCTGCAATTTTTTGTTCTTCTTGAGCTTTTGTTAAAAGAATTTGATCTCTTTCGCTTTTTCTTCTTTGTTCTTCGTAGATTAAAAGATTTCTTTGTCTTTCTACTTCTGCTTCTTTAGCCATCATATTTTGTTTATCTAACATTTGTTGATATTCTTGAGCTGTCATCCCACCAATAATTGTAGGACCGCCACCTCCACCTTTACTGCGTTTACTACCCATCTTATATCTCCTTAAATTGGTCGTTTGTTTGCTTGTGAACCGGGTTTATAAAGTGAAACCCTATTCATTCTTTGTTTAATAAAGTCAGATTGAGTCTGTGTTTGTAATCTTGTTGTAGTTGTTTTTTTAGTTGCTTCTGGATTAAGAAGTTTATCAATACCAGTAACAACATTTTCTTTTTGTTTTTCTATAGATGCATTAGTTGCAAGTTGTTGCAATAAAGATTTATTTAAAGCTTTATATGCGCCTGTATATGCTTTTTCTAATAGCGTTGCGTGATTTTTTGCTCTATCAATATAACCTTTATATTTTTGATCAAAAGTTCCAGCTTGTATTCTACTACCAACACCATAACCAGCTGTATTACCCCACGAATTAACGGCATATTCACCATACATATAATTAAGACTAGCTTTGTTATCCTGTGTTCCTACATTTTTAAGAGTATCTGTATAAGCTTTTATAGATGATTTATACAAACTAAATTGTTTTGTAGCTTCTGCAACAAATTTATTATATTCACTTAAGTCAACACCAGATAAATTTTTATTTTTAGATTTAGTTAAGAACGAAGTTAATAATCCTTTTTCATTTTTTGCTAATTGATTTATATTAGCAAACTGTGGAGTATCTCTAAACATTTGTTGCATAAATCTTTGTTGTTGTATTTTTGATCTATTTACTTGAATAACTTGTCCCCACATAGATGGACTATTGACTTTAGTACCATAACCCAAAGTTTGTAATCCTGTTTGTTTAATTTCATCAGGTGCTTTAGGGTCTAATAACATACTAATAGTTTGATGCAGTTTACCAACAGCAAGATATTTTTTACCATCATTATAAGCATTTGTATATAAATATTTTTCCATAACAGGATTACTTAAAATTTGTTTAAGATAATCTCTTTGTTCTGCTGTATACTTTTGATCTATACCCCAATTTTTTAAACGACTTGGATCATCCATTAGAGAGATTGCTCTATTTTTTTCAATTAAATAATCTCTTACTCTAGCCTCTGGTATTTCTGCCCACCGATTACTTTGCGGGCCTCCATAAGAAATCCAAGAACCTCCTTCGTCTCCAAAGTTTACATACTTTCTAGTATCTTTTATTCTACTATGAGCAATAAAATAAGATTCTATAGCACTTCTACTACTATCGTTTAGTGTTTGACCTATACTATAAGGTTTTTTAACCCATTGATATTTTGGTCTTGGTCTTCTTCTTCTTCCAAATAGTCCCCTTCTTCTTCCTCTTGTCCACCCAACAATAACTCTATCCCATTTATATCTTATTTGTGGATCATAGTAAGCAGAAGTTAAATCGGATAAAAGACCAGCCCTATCTGCTTCAGATGTTTCTTTAGCCGCAGAATTAATCATACCAAGATTTTGTTGCTCTATCTTCATTAACTCTTTTGATAAAGCACTAATTTCAGAAATGTTAGCTGGTTGAGTTAATCTTTTTTTAGCTAGGTTTAATTCTTGTTTTTCTTTATATGTAATTTTTCTTTGTTTACCTGTTTTCCTAGCATAACGAGCAGCTTTTAAAGAAAGTTCTGTTGTCTTTTTTGTTATATCCTGTAAAAAAGAATTATTACTATTTGGCATTAAAGACATATTTATCTTCCTTTTTGTTTCTCGTATAAAATTCTAAGCTTTGTTACAACATCAACTTGACCGGCAGCAAAAGCTGACTCTCTAGTAAAATCTTCACTAGAAAGTGTGGTTGTATATGGCAACTGTTTATACATCTTTTCTAAATAAAGAACTAGATCCTCTTCTATTCGTGGTGAGTTCATCATACTTTTTTTCTAACTCCACTATTTGTTTTTTATGTTCTTCTATTTGTTCTGCTAAATATTTATTTAACAAAGAAGTCTCAGCATTAATTAGATTTAAACCTAACTTTATTTTATTTAATATTTGTTCTATACTGTACATAATAACCTCAAGATAAATCTATAATTTCACAAGCACCAGCAGTACAAGCTAATGCATGTGATGATTTAGTTGAATCTACACTTTCGTATTCTTTTAACAATGACCAATCTATTTCAATCTTTGGATGCATATTATATGTTCTAGCATCTATTTCTTCAAAGGGTGCTTGGGCATAGACATGATCTGACTTTGGTAAAAAAGAAATACCAGAGATTTCATTAAAGTTTTCATACACCCATTGACCTATAGCCAAGAACTCATCCTCTCCATAAGACACGGTAATAGATGGTTTATGATGACAATAGTGTTGTTGATAAGTATGCCATAGATTTAGATGATCAATAGCTCTTAATGTCTTTTGAGTAGTAGACATATCTGGAGCCTTTTGTGCAAATGTAAAGATACCAGTTGAATCTGAATTCATTACACAATCTTCACAAGGAACTCCAGCATCCTTCATAAAGGAATACATTGGATCTTTCTTATCAATACGAACTCGTCTATAATAGAACTGAGCATATCTTGGATGAAGACCACTAGCTGAATCTGCTAGACAACTTGTAGTACCTTCTGGCTTAATGCATGTAATTGATTTACTTGGGTTAATACCAAGCTTTTCTGACCACTCTAGATTTACCTTTGTTGCATGTTCTCTTAGAGACTCAAGAGCATGAGCAAGTTTACCCATTCCCTTGGAACCATTCATAAGAGCGTTGTCAAAAATACCAGTCATTGATACACCAAGCAGTCTTTCTTCTTTGCAGTTATCTGACCATTCTTGTGGTAGATATGGAAAGTAAGTAAACATACTTTGAACAGTACCAATAATAGTAGCAATCTCAATTTTCTTTTTGATCGTTACTATTGTATCCTCTGGCTTTAGAACAATTGTGCTCAGGTTGCAGAATTGATTTGGCCTTAGAATAATCTCTGAGCATGGGTTTGTACCATACTCGATATCGGTTCTTCTTCCAGACTTTTCCGCTATTGTTCTCATTGCGTGTCGATTGCATATTCCGCGTTCTCCTGAGTGTGAGTTATACAATTCAGTCCACTCCTCAAGGAACTGACCAAGAGGAGGGCGATTATAATATACGGCTGAGTTATTGGCAAGTGCTCTATGGCCACTAGATGCCCACCAAGATCCGCTCTTACACTTTGCCATTTCACGGTCTGAAAGATCAGATAATGAAATCATAGCAGATCTACGAACACCGCCTACAATAACTGATTGAGCAATCTTACAGCAGATATCGTGGCACTCTAATGATGTTAGTTGTCTACCTTGAGCAGCATAAAAGGTTTGGGTAATAAATCTAAACACTTCTTCTAAGGGACCGGGACCACTAGCACGACCACCAAATGTTTTTAGTTTTGCGCCAGATGGTCTAACCATACTAGTATCCCACTTTGGGTGAATACCTTCATATAGTTTAGCCATTAGATCAAATAAAGCATTGCACCAACCTTCTCTAGAATCAGCAACTTCAATAACTTTATTAAAATTCTTTTCAATTTTATTAGGAACTACTGGTAGTTTGTTTGTACAACGCTGTTCTACTGTATAACCTACTCCAGTACCACACATAAGAATATACATAAGATTACTAAAAGATCTTACTGAATCAATTTCAAGATATGAACAATTATAAAGAGCAGTATGATCTCTATCTAAGGCTGGTCCTGCGGTCATAAGACCACGCATACTAGGAAGAGTATCTAGTTTAATAATAGATTCCTTAATATCAGGACGCTCTAGCAGCATTGGAACTTTAGAACTAAAGTAATTCCACCAACGATCTACTGTTTCTTCCCAAGTTTCTCTACGACCTTCTGATTCAATCCAACGACTATAACGACTTAGTGCAATAAAGTTTTGAAATGTATTCATTATTTCCATCCTGTAGATCCAAAGCCACCTTCGTTTCTAACTGTTTCAGTTAAAAACTTAGCTTTAACTAATTCTGGTGTAAAGCAATCAATAATAACTAACTGAGCAATACGATCATTCCTATTTATTACACAGCGTTTAGATGATGTATTTCTAATTAATAGTTTAATCTCACCTCTATAATCAGAATCAATTACACCAACACCATTAGCTAACATAAACGGTGAGTATAGTGCTAAACTAGATCTAAGAAAAACTAAACCACACTTGCCTTTTGGTATTTCAATCTTTAAACCAGTAGGAACTTGTTTGGTTTCAAAAGCCATCCAAGTTTCAAAGTTACCTGTTAAGTTTGCTTTTAAATCATAACCAACAGACCCATCTGTTTTTCGTTCAGGTAAATAAGTACAGTTATACTTTACGGTTTCTTTTTTTTCTGGTGTTTTTTTTAAAAGTTGCTTAATGTTTATTGGTAAGTAAATAGTAAACATTAGAACATATCTCTTAATATTTTTTAGAATATCCATTGTTTCTCCTCTTTTCTGAAAATATCTATTAGCTCCAACAATTAGGAAGCCATAATTTAATTTCTTTATCTAACTCTTTAGCTGTAATTTTCCTAGCCTTTACATCACCATGTCTTAGAATTCTAACACAATGTGCCATTTTTAAAGCAAAATCATAGCTATATTTATTCTTATCCCTATCTAAAGCTTGCTCATAACTAGCTAATACAGCCTGTGTCCAGCTTGATTTAGAAACACTATCAATTATTTTATTAGCTTTAGCTGGACCCATCTTCCATATACCCGGAATGTTATCGGTCGTATCTCCTGTAAGCCATTGAATATGAAAGTTCTTATCTGCTTCATCTTCTGTTACAAGTACTGGCTTTGCTTCCTTATCTGGGTTCCAATGCCAACCGGGTACACTACGAAGATCCTTATCTATGGTTACTGCAATATAAGAGCGGGATGGAGTAGAGGTAGCAATACCCATAAGATCATCAGCCTCAATTTGATTACCTACCAAAAACTTTTTACAATGTTCTTTAATAGACTGCTCAACTTCTTTTAGACATTCTGGTGATTGTTTACCAGTATCTCTATGAGCCTTATATGGTTCCCATAACTTTCTTCTAAAGTTACTTGCTCTACTGCAAGAAAAAGCTACTAGTATTTCTTTTACATTAGATGGAGTCCAAGCATCTAAAGCATCTTGTACCCACACATCAATGTCTTCAATACCTTCTGAGTCAGCCCTAAATGCAATACGATAAGCTAGAATATCCCCATCTAATATTGCTTTCATTCTTTATTATCCTCTTCTTCTAATGCTTTTTCAAGCATATCTAATAATTCTTCCATTACCTTATTGTGATCCGGTTCTCTGTTTTCCCTGTTTGCTTTACAGATTTCACAGTTACACTCTGCTTTAGAACCGTCAGCTAATAAACCTAACCAACTTGGTATATTTTTATTAACATGATTTTTAAATACATCTAAAGTACTATCGTTTGGAATTACCAATTGAAAGATATCTAAATAGTTTTTATCTCTACCCTCAATTTTATTTGATAGGTCTTCGCTTTCGTGGTTTCTCCAAAGAGCAGAATCATCTTCTAAAACTCTTTTGCCTTGTCTTACAAAAATACAAGTAGCTCCTAGCTTTCTACCAATAGCAACTTCATTCATATAACGACAATCATCTACAATGACAACTCTTTCTTTGTATGATTCATTGTTATTAATTTCAGATTGTTCTTCTTTTTCTATTTCAGCAACTCTTTTTTTCCATTCATTAACCCAATGATCTGGGTTTTGAATTCTCATAGACTCGCCCAATGTCTGGCAAAAATCTCTATACTCAATTGGATTAGACTCTTTTGTTAATCCCTTTAACTCAGCAGCCTTTTTAATTCCATAAGCAAATGGAACCATTCTCGGTGTCAGATTATTATTTACACAATACTCAGCAATTATATTTGCTAGTGTTGTTTTACCAACTCTTGCTTTACCGCCAATAAGAACTATAATCATTTTTTATTTCCTTATAAAAACTAAAAGGCACAACTGTCTTTTTAAAACTATAACCAAAAGTATTTTCTAGATAATCAGTACAGAATCTAGTACAACTAAATGCTGGTTTTTTGTTAGGGTTTATAAACCTTTCTATCCATAACCAATAAACTATTTTATACCAATATACAATACCAGATGTCTTTATTAAATTTAAAAGCTCATCTATTGTAATTTTAACATTACCTATATAATGCTTTTCTACTAAAATAGTTCCTAGTTTATTTAACCTATCTTCTCTAATAAGAATAGTTGGTTTACCATCTATAACAAAAGGACACCAACTAGTACTGCAAGGAAATTTAAAAACTAAACCAACATGACTTATTTTACAAGTACCTAGTTGAATAAACCAAGTTAAAACACTACGCCACCAACCTAAGCTTTTTGTTGCATTGTAAAAACAAAGATAAACTTCAACATTCATATTAATGTGTTTCACTCCAATTAGAACCTATTGAATAGTTTGCATCTATCCGTATCTTAAGGTCCAACTTTTCGCCAGCTTCTGTAGCTGCTTGTGTTACAATTTTACCAACATCATCTGCAATAGATTTGTGACAAGTGTATTGTAACTCATCGTGTACATAAGCAACTTGTTTAACCGCATGATTTCCAAATCTTTTCTTTAGATTAACAGATGCAATACACATCCACAACTTACTAACAATAGCACCACTACCTTGTAGTAATGTATTCAATGCTGCGTGTTCAGATCTTACTGGAACTACCCGACCATCTGGTAATGTAACACCTTTTGTTTTGGCAACTGAATACTTAACTTCTTGTTGTACTTTATCTAATGCTGGAATTTCTTTTTGGAACTTGGCCCTAATCTGAGAACCAGAATTTCTATTACCACCGATAATCTTACCTAGTTTCTCATCACCAGCACCATAACAATAAGCATAGATAAAGGTCTTGGCAGCATCTCTATTAGGAAGTCCTGCTGCTTTCTGATTGTAAGTATGAATATCATCATTAAGAATCTTATAACCATACTTACCATTGTCATGCTTTGCCATAAAGTGTGCAAGCATACGCAATTCTAATCCTTGTAAGTCAGCACCTACTAAAACATAATCCTTTTCACCGGGACAGAATAAAGCCCTAGCCCGCTTGTCTTTACTCACTTGTGCCATATTAGGTTGGCTGTGTGTGCAACGACCTGTGGCGGCTCCCTGTGCGTTTACAAGCCCATGAATTCGACTGTCTCTTGAGTGTAGTGATCGTGTATTCCAGTCTTCTACTTGACCCATTAGTTTAATACAATCAAAGTACTGAACTAGTTTCTTCGCTTCAGGGTAATCTAACTTAGAAAGTACAGACTCATCTACTTTAGGATTTCCTTTATCAGTTAGTGGTGCTTGCCACTTATACTTTTCATATAATCTACTTGCAATCTGTTGTCTAGATCCGGGATTAAAGATCTCAATCTTATCTTTTAATCGTTTACCAGTCTTTTCAGAATATCTTTCAATAATCTTATCTGGAAATATCTGACGCATTTCGTCTTCTATTTGTGCTTTTTCAATTAATAACTCACCTATTAGTTTATCACCTCTAGATGAATCATAACCAAATCCATTTGTTGTTTGTTCTGCTAATATTTTAGACACAAGATGTTCAAATCTAATTACCTTATCTGATATATTACAGTTTGCAAGTTGATATTCATATATGTGTTTTGCAAGCGCAACATCTTGCTTACAATAGGTAAGCATTTCTTCCGAATAATTTTCCCAACCGCCTTCATAATTCATCTTGTTATTCTTTAAGAACTTACCCCAAGATTCTAAAGAATTGTCTCCAAGTGGGTGATCGTTAATATCCGGGTACATTAACTTGGAAACAATAAGACTATCATAATACTTTGTACACTTAAAATCACCAAGTATTCTTCTGATAGCAACAATATCAAAGAAGATGTTATGACCAATAATTAAACTAGCATTGTCTAATAGTTTTGGTAGATCTTTAATATTGTCTGGTGTAAAAATATATACACGATTAGTATCTAGATCATAAGCAACAGCGCAATGTATTCTGTCTGCTTCTTTAGTAATCTTATTACCATCTATAGCAACTTCGTTAAGTCCGTTTGCTTCAACATCTAATACTAATCTCATATATACTCCTTATTCAAACAGGTTATTAAGCTGTCTATTTACTCTTACGAATGTAGTTCTCTTTGGTAGATCTTTTAGTTTATCTGCACCAACATAAGTGCAAGCAGAACGAACACCACCAAGAATTGCTTGCATAGTTTCTGAAACTGGACCAGTATATGGAACATTTACAGTCTTACCTTCAGATGCTCTATATGAAGCAACACCACCAGAATACTTTTCCATAGCAGTATCTGATGACATGCCATAAAATTGTCTTGCAATTGGATTACGATCATTGTCACAAACTAAAGTACCACCAGCCTCATCACAACCAGCAAACATACCACCAATCATAACAAAGTCTGCACCCGCTCCAAATGCCTTGG